ATAACGCCAGGCGATCCTACACCGCCGCCTCTGTATTGACGCGCATCAATCGTAATCATTTGATTGGGGTTAGTGGGATCTTGAATAGTTGTAAGCGTCGGTGCGGGCGGTTCTTTTCCTGGCCCCAAACCTAGTATTTGAAACGCAGACGGCGTAGCCGGTGTTTGTCCTATAGCGTTTGCAGGGTCAACTAAAACTGGTTGGCCATTTTGAAGCACCGCAATAGGATTACGTGGCTGTTGAGGTGCACGTTGCGCGGTCTGAAACGCTTCAAACCCTTCACGTGTAAGGGAATACCCAAGCCGAAGCATTGTGCGGATAGTATCGGGCGGCAGTTCCGCACGCATAGCATCATTAATTTTTGCTAATATTAATTGTGCTTCAGCTTTAGCGGCTGGCGTATTGATGTTAGACACCACCCTATAGCGTTTTTCTAAGTCTTGAAGTGATGACGTTGGTGTTACTAAAGCATTAGTAGGTGCAGGCGCTGCTGGCGCGGGCGCAGCTGTTAGTGCGTTAGTAAGTGCAGGCGCTGCTGGCGCAGGCGCTGCTGGCGCAGGCGCAGGCGCAGGCACTAATGCGTTATTTGATGTACTTTCAATTTGTTTTAAATATTGGTTAAACTGATCTTGAGCGTCTAATTTTTCAAGAATAGATAAAGCAGACTGTACAAATTGAGGTCTGCCAGTGTTAAGCATAGCTTGAGCAGCAACTCTTAAATCAGGTGGCCCACCTTTAGCCGCAATAGTTGATTGAATTTGCGCCAGCGCATCGCGTTCACGTTGCATATCTTCCATTTTAAGCGCGTTCATCTGTTGCGCTTGTTGGGCTGATTGAATATTAGTTATGCGCCCATACTGCTCCAACGGGTCTTGCAGTTGAACACCCTTGTACGACAGTGCGATGTTCGGGTCAACGAGGGCCATGATTAGCCTCCAAAACCTTTAGAATAATACCCACCTTCATAGATAGGCGCAGGTGTTGCTGTTTCCTGTGGAAAACGAGCGTTTAAGTAGTTCTGGCCTTGCTGATAATTCAAATACGTTCCAAGACCTTGCGTTAACGCGTTTGCACCACCTATATACCCCGACGCTCTTGCCTGAGCTGCTGCGCCCAGCGCCTGACCGACGTTGCCGGCCATCGTCTGCCCTGCTTGGCCTAGTTGGTTGGTCGCTGTCTGGCCCACGCCAGCTAAGGATTGCAATGGGTTTAGCTGTGCGTTGCGTTCAGCCTGATAGCGGTTAAACGCGTTCATGTATTCTTGCGACGCTAAATCTTGACCGTACCGTTGTGCGCCTTTTAACATCCCCCCTGACAACAAGCCACCTCGCGCAGCGGCTGATCGCTCTAGGGCTTTCATGCCTTCTTGCATACGGAACGCATAGCCTGGGTCTTGCTGGAACTGTTTCATACCAAACGGCGTGTATTCGGTTGACATCGGAATCAGTTTATTCAGTGCCGTAATACCCGCTTGCCGCCACGGCTCTTGCAGTTCAACCTGGCGCTCAAACTGCTGCATCTGCAAATCAGCAGCACGATTCGCCGCGTTAGCTTGCGTGCTAGCGGCGCTTCTTGAAGCGCTAGAACCTATTAAAGAACTGCCGACAACGGCAGCGGCGATCATCCAAGGCATGTTAATTCTCCTTTAGGCATTGGGCCATGTGCTGCGCTTCGGATTCGTTGCCAGACGTGATCAATACACTATCAATCTTATCCTCATCCATACAATCAGTTGCATGGATGCAGTACCAAACAACATCGGTCAATGACTTTATACCGTGGTGCTTGTTGGCTTGAATAGTTAAACAAGCAGGCGCATGTACTTCAGAACGAATGCCATCAATCATAAGTTCAACCGACCCACTTGCCAATATAGAAAAATGGTCAAATTTATGTTTATGCTGCACAAACACATATCCTGCGGGCATACGAGTTTCTTTGACGTAAACACCTGCACCAAAATGGTGATGGATCATGTGATCTCGCGCCCGCTTAGACGAAAATTAACGCCAGTGTTGCTATCGGCAATCGCAGATACATAGTCACCAGCCGACATAATTTGTCCCACAACTTCAGGGAAAATGTACGTTTCTTTGGCAGCAAGCGTACGCTTAGCAATGTAGTACGCATCGCCTACCACACCTCCGGCAGGCACAATACTGATCGTAATGATGCGAGCTACGTTGGCATAGTTGGCAGCGGTTGCCTTGTCAATAATTGTAGTTACTGACGTGGGTGATGTATACACGGTTGTGTCCGTGTTAGGAATAATTTGACCTTGGGCTAAAACTTTTGCGGTAACAGCCATTTAAAAATCCTTTACGCGCCGTAGCGCAAAGTTAACAGCGGTGTGCTGCTGGTTAAATAGGATACTGCTGGGAACGTGTTGGGCAACGTGCCATAGGCTTGCGATGCCGTAATCAAAGTGTCGGCAGTTCCCACGGCGCTAGCACCTATCATACCCTGCGCTACGTCGCTAGGTGTGCCAGCTCTGATGGATACGCCGCTGTTGTTGACTAAAATAACAAGAGCATAAGTGCCGGACAACAAAGGCTTTGACACGGTAATTTCTTTAGTCCCTGCGGTGTCTACGCCAATAGCTCCAGCATCAAGCACCAAGGATGTGGGTATGCCGTTTTCCATTCTGTATATACCTAAATATGCAAAACGGCTTGCTACGCCTGTTGTGACATGACACCCAATTTTTGTCCAAATTTTTTGCTGCCGAACAATAAACGGCATGGCGTACATAACGTTAGCAGACAGCGCTAAAGTGCCTGCGGCTGACCCCGGAGACATGGTTTCGCCCGCATAAAAACGAGCGGCTGCATAACCACCTTGGTCAAACACATCAAAATAACCAGGGTTATCGCGGATAGTTATTGTGGTTGAAACTAAATTTGACCCAAAGTAAATGGCTGTTCCGCTTGTCCATGAGTTGCTGCTTAACTGATTGTCAGATATTAGGCAATACGCAGGAGCGCTGCCTGCACCGCCAACGGTAATAGCCGCGTAAGCATCACTTAAAGGAGCCCACATGTTGTTGCCAACAATGGTAAGGTAACGTGGCTGATCAGGGCTAGCAGTTAACGACGCAATACTGATACATGATCCTGTTGAAAACGTTACGCTATCGCGCATGGGGTTCAGTAAAGTGTTTCCCGTAACCGTTACGAATTGCGTGTCGGTTAATGAAATGCAATCTGATTGAACATCACCAATATAGTTACCTGAAATAGTGATGTTATCGCCTCCAATTTCAAAACCTGACGCGGAGATGTTTTTGCGCGTTTGTCCGCTAACCCAATTGTCGGCTAACACGTTGTTGCTACCGGTCATAAAAACGGCTGATTCTTTGTTGCTGCTCATATAATTACCGGTAACCGACATGCGATTGCCAGTAATGTACATAGCAGACCAGTTGTTACTGATAAAACTGTTCTCAGTAACGCTAATATCAAAACTTATAGTTGCATCTGCCGAACTGCCTGTCCATAAAGCAGGGCCACCCTCTGCGCTGACTGCGGTATTTCCGCAATTTGAAAATAAACAGTTGGTGACGTTAACACTTAAACAACCGCCTAAAGCTAAACCAATATATTGAATATCATAAATTTTGCAGTTGCTTATCAACGCATCATAAACTTTGGCAAACTCTATAAGACCTACAGTGCGTGGTGTAAGATTGTTTCCATTAAAACCTAGATCGCGTATTTCAATCCCCGTATCAACATACACATACGCCGTACCCGTTATGTTTTGGTTGCGTAGCAACGGCGCTGAAGTAGAAAGTGATGACTTCGCTTTAATGATAGAACTGGAAGGGCCATCACCGTAAATGGTCGTGCCGCTGTAAATAATCAACCCGTTACACAAATATGTGCCTGCTGGGAAATACAACGACTTGCCGGTAGCTGCGGTGAGAGCTGCTTGAACCGCGCTAGTATCGTCGGTTGATCCGTTACCAACAGCACCAAAATCTTTAACTGACAAAGTTTCACGTAGTTTAGTTTGAACTGTTGTGGCAACTGCGCCAGCGCCAGACTGTATAAAACCTACTAACGACGATCCTGAAGAAGCAGCAAGGTTATTTTGCAGCGCGGTGATCAACGCTTGCGGCGTTGAAATATTATCAACCGTCCAAATCAATACATCGTTGCTATCCTTAAGAACAAATTTGTACGACGAACTGCTTAACCAAACGTTAGCTTCACCTCGTGAATCTAAGATCGTCGGATTAGGATTGGCGGTGTTGCCGGTAGAATCCGCGTAAGTCGCTAGCGGCGTCAACGTGCCGGCTTGATAGGAATACAACTTACCTCCAACCAACGGGACGCCGTTTGAGGTAAAGAATTGAAGTTTAGGTGTTGGAGATAAAATAGTCGTTGGCATAATAGTCCTTAAAGCGCGGCGATGATAAAAGCTAACAACTCGCTGTATCGCACGCCCAACCGCGTTTGAGATGATCCGTCTGATGTAGTCCATGTGTCGCTGCAAAATAAGCCGTATTTTGACGCATCTAAGCCTTCCAAAGCAAATGCTTCTTGTACGTCTTGGGCTATGATACCGAAGTGAATCCTTGCTTCTTCGCCTTTAGTCTCAACTGCATCGTTCCATTTGAACGCCCGTATGAGTTTTTTGACCCGCTGCGCGGTGCGCTGCTCGGCATCTGATAGTTCTCTAATCTGTTGTTTTTGATTTGCATCTGAAGTGTTGATCGTGCCGGTGACAGCATAAACTGTTGTGTAACGATGGACGCCTGTGCCTAATGCGCGGGTGTTATCATCGGTAGGACGCCAAGTGCCGTTATCACCTGAAAAAATAGCTGTGCCTGGGTAAGCGCCGTAAACAAGCAATACGCCCGTAGACCCACCGATAATACCGTCGCCGTAAAAATAACCCGTAGATGTTTTGTAGCTAGATCCAACAAATTGATTGCTGGTGCTAGAAAAAGTTTTGACGCCGGATACGGTTTGGGTGTCAGTTGTTGTGACGATCCCCGCGCCCGTAAGCGAAGATGCGCCCGTGCCGCCGCTAGCAGCGGCAAGCGTGCCACCAAGCGTCAACGTTCCTGATGTGGTAATTGGGCCACCGGTCAGCGTCAAGCCTGTCGAGCCACCACTACCACTGACGCTAGTTACCGTACCGCTGCCGCCCGTTGAAGAAATGGTTATACCGCCCGAGCTGTTGCTAATCGATATGTTTGTGCCTGCGGTTAACGTTGATAAGCTATAACCCGAACCGTTACCGATAAGTAATTGACCGTTAGACGGCGTAGACGTAACGCCCGTGCCGCCGTAGCCGATACCTATAGTAGATCCGTTCCATGTGCCGCTGGTAATTTTATTACTGACTATCAAGTCATAAGTAACTACGTTGCTCCAACGCCAAGTTAAGTTGCCGCAACTGTATGTGTTATCAATAAAAGGACGTATGCCGTTTGTATCCACAACAACCCGGCCAAAGCCTGGGTACGTAGTTCCTGAACCTAACACAACACCATTGACGCCTGCTACAGTGGCATAGGCTGAGTTTTCGCCAAGGTATGCGTTGCTAGTAGAGCCGTCAGATGTGGCGTAAGTTAACCCCAAAAATTGGTTGGTTAAACTTGTAAAACTTTTCTGACCACTAATTATTTGAGCACCGGTTTTAGTTACGATGCCTGCGCCATCTAGCGTTGTTGACCCCGTACCACCACTAGCAACTGCCAACGTGCCGCCAAGCGTGAGCGTTCCTGATGTTGTGATGGGGCCACCGGTCAACGTCAAGCCTGTCGTACCGCCGCTACCGTCAACGCTAGTGACTGAACCGCTGCCGCCCGTTGCAGAGATGGTAATGGTTCCAGAACCGTTAGTAATGGTTATGTTGGTTCCAGCGGTTAAATTAGCTGGTGTGTAGTTAGAACCGTTACCAATCAGTAATTGGCCGTTAGTGGGTGTAGAAGTAGCGCCCGTGCCGCCATTAGCTACCGCCAACGTGCCAGCCATCGTAATCGTGCCAGACGTTGTAATAGGGCCACCGCTAAACGTTACGCCTGTTGAACCGCCTGACACATCCACACTAGTGACTGTGCCTGAACTAGCCGTTGTAGGAATTACTGGCGGCAATAAATCGGCGTAGTTAGGTATAGATAGTTGTATAAACGTTGGGGCTAAGGCTTGATTGTCAGCAATTTGTACAAATGGTGTAGATGGTGGGGCTAAAGCTTGGTTGTCAGCAATTTGTACAAACGGCGTAGATGGTGGGGCTAAAGCTTGATTGTCAGCAACCGACACAAACGGTACAGACGGCGGTGCTTGATCGGTAATGTTGCTAGCTACTAAAACGTTAATTTGCTGCGATGGCGGCCCAACTTGAATATCATCTAAACTGGTAGGATTGTTGCCTTGCCCCACCAACGTAAACAGATTCAAAAAGAATCGATACCATTCACGCGAAATAAGCCCTGTTCGTTCGTCGATAATACTAACGCGGGGGGCAGGGATGTTGGTGATGTTAAGCATTGGTTGGGGAAATTAAAAGTTCTGCGCCCATGATTGCCGTTTTAACAGGATCAGTCATGGACAGCTCATACACGCGATCACGTAGCTTAAGCGTCATGCCTAACCTACGAAACCAAACGCGATAATAGTATTGACCAATCTTGCCTACCGATGCGGTGTGATAGTTAGACCAAGTATGCCCGCCATCATCTGACCAGCGCAGCATAACTTCAGGATCTGCGCCTTGCGTTCCAGGTATTTGTTGCTCTTCAATAAAATAGTCGTTCGTTTCTGTTACTAAATAATTGCCGCCTGTTTCAGTAATAAAGAAAACACTTTCAGTCACTGAATAGCCGTCTAACCCTACGCCCGTTTCTAAATCAATTTGCATGGCGTGATGGGCTGTGCGCTTAAGATTGTTTTGCCCTGTGGGAAGCGCCCGCCACGAGCGTAACCATTTTTGAATCTGGCCGTTATCTGCGTATGTATTTAGATCAAAAGCGTAAATATTGCCGTTATCGTAATCGCCAACAATAATTTTATTGTTAAACGCCATCTGGCAATTGCTACGATGCCGTGTAAACGTTCCATCACTCCATCCAGCGCGTTCGTGCCACGCACCTGTAGCAACGTCATAAACCCATGTTGTATTGGCGCTAGGAAAGATTAGTACGTAAAAACTGTGGCCGTCTTGTTGGTAGGTGTACGCTAATGCGTCGGTAAGATTGCCGTATTGTTGAATTTGCCATTCAACTGCGTGTGTGCTGATGCGTTGCCCTGTGTAGCCGTTAGCGCGGTAGACAATGCCTTGTCCGCGAGCATCAGATCCAAGCCAAAACAGCCCGTTGTCCATTTTGGCAATTGTGTATGCAGAAATGCAACCAATTTCGTTGAACGCGCCTTGGATACGTTGCAACGGAAAATCTAATGAGCCTGCGTTGTACCAAACTTCTACGCTGTTTGTGCCGTACACCCAAACTTCACGGTGGTCTACAATCAAACCCACTACGCCGTCCGGTGATCCTTCAGCGCTTGCAAAGTCAAGCGGATCAATATCTGTACCATCTAGCAGCTGCGTGACCCAAATGCGTTGACTGTTGGGTTCATTGAAAACAAAATAACCGTCAATGTAACCAACCGTTATCGCGCCGGGAAAATCAGGATCTGTAATCTGGCCGAACACATTGGTTGAATTGTTGTAGATGTAGCTAGGGCCGTTAGCCGCAATAAACAGTTGAATACCGTTATCAGACATGCTGACCGGCCCTGTACCCGTTACGTTACCTAAAAACGTGGCGGCGTAGCTGGTGTTTATCTTGTATAAGCTGTTACCTGAAACAACAAACGCGGAGGTGTTGTCTGACGAAAACGACCACAGCCCTCGGATAGGGCCGGTTCCAATCGTAGCAAGATTGAGTAAGCCAGGACAGCGCTGAAGAAATGCAGGCTCTTTGCCGCCTTCCGGCACAACTTCTGGAAACAAATTGACCATCCTTGCATCGGCTGCGTTGACAGAACGAGCAACGTAAGTCGATCCAAGGATTGGGGTTTTCATTAAAAGTTGTTAGCGTAAATGTTGTACCGTTGACGGGTTGCAACAATCGGGTATGGAATCGCCATCAAATCGCCGGGGAAGTTAATGCGCTTCAGATTACGTTTGCTAGTCATAGCAATACGTTGCACTTGCGGCGATGGTTCCACGCCGAATTCAGGAGCTAGCTCGCACGCTAAGTTATATCGGAAAGCTCTTAAATAGCCTGGTGGAAAATACATATCAGTAGCAACACTTGACACTTCAGTTAAAGTTTCAACCGAAATAATGTGCCACTCTAAGGCTTTAATAGGTACAGGGTAAACAGTCATTTCCAAATCAGGAAATGTATTGTTAATCCACATAACTTGCGGATAAGTTGACGTAACCGTTTTAAACGCTATGCCGTCATATTGTTGTTGGTTGATTAATTTAATACCAAATGACAATCCTGATGACGGATCTTTAAAATACGTAGAATCATCAATTTCAATAGGACGGTTGCCCACAAAATTGCCAGTAGGCCCAAGAGTACGCGATATAACATTTGCAGGCCACGTAAACGTTTGATCTTGCGTACTAAACACGGCTAAACGTTCTGTATCCCAAGATTGAATCATTTGGTTAATTGCCATGATCGAATCTTGCATGACAGCAGCAGATGGCGTTTCGCCTTCTGCTAGAACACCAAGAAGACGAAGCGATCCATCGATGATTTCAGCAGCAGTTGTCATAACTCAACCTCCGAAGTTTTACGGCTGCGGCGGCGCGGTTGAAGTTCATTAACAGGTTCAGACCCATCATGTAAATTATTAGGGTCGTATTCTTCCCAACCGTTCTGTGTGTCGTGTTCAACTTCCATGTGCGAAATTGCGACTTTAGCGCCGTGTACCGGATGGCGAAGATAAATGACGGCCATAATTTTAACGGGGGTTATTAACCCCCGTGCCTTTAAACACCGTGAATAATCGCAAAATTGATAACAACTGCTTCACTCAAACTACCACCGGTCATATTACGCAACGTGATATCGGCAGACCCTGCGATCATGCTTGAGATATAAGTTGTATACGCAGCAGCTGTAGCACCGCCAGACACGTTAACAATAATTGCATCTTTAGCAGAAATAACACTATTTGTTAAAGTAAAAGTCACAGCAGTGTTAGCAGCTAAAGCTGCATTGTTCATCGTAATACGGCCAGAAGATTTGTTAAGCGTCACGCCCGTAGATTTGTCAGTAGCTTGCGTTACTGTACCTTGTGCGGCGGCAGTGTAGCCAAGTTCTGATGAAGCGTAAATGGTCGTACCAACAACCGTAGATGCAGTAGACGCGCCAATAGGCGTGTTGTCTACTGAGCCACCGCTGATAGCTTGATCTTCATACGCCACGCCAATTGGTTTGGTATTAGGCATAATTTATCCTTTAAAAATAGAGGGCCGTAGCCCTCTATTGGTTACGACACGCGGTAGCAAGTCCAAGTGCCATCGCCGGTCTTACGAGCACGGAAATGTCCTGATGTACCCGAAGTTACAGCAGCAGCACCAACAATTGTCCAGCCAGTTCCAACAGCCAATGTTACGGTGTCTGAACCTGCGGCATCAATGTTGATCACGTAGAAATCAAAAGCTGCATTTACTTTGGTTGCTGAAGAAACTTCTGCTTCAAGCAAAGCAACGGTGGGCAACGTCAAGTTACCAGCCGTGCCGTCAAACGTAAACAAACCGTTAGCAAGCTGAGCCGCAGTCATTGTAGTCGCTGCGGTGATTGCTGTAGGTGCGCCTTGAACGATTAAAAGAGCTTCACCGACGTTACCATCATTAAATTGATAGCCGCCAGCGCCATTAGGGATTGCCATGATAAATCCTTTCAAAAAATAATTTGGTAAGGGGGCCGAAGCCCCCTAAATCAATCAGCCCCAAAGACGAACAGCCATTTGCGGACGAATCACACTGTAGCCGTACAACACGTCAATACGGCAGGGCATACGGTCATTGTTGATGTCGTACTGGCGAACAATACGCATCGAGATGCCGTTATGAACCTGACGCGATGCCATGTCAACACCTTGCGGCATCATCAGATCGGCAGTAGCGAAAGTGATTGCGTCTTTATGGTAGACGAGGTTTTGTGGGTACTGCGACGATGTTGCACCAACAAACGTTACAGCCTTGCTGGTTGCTGGCAAGCTGTTAACCGTTGCAAGCGCGTTGCTAGCCGAGTACATCGGAGCAACCGTCAAGTTACCTGCGCCAGAACCGTTAAGCGTCACATCAACCGTTACAACGAACTGGAACAGCGAACCAGTTGACTCACGGGTCTGTGGGTTAACAGCATAGCAGTCAGCCACGGTAAACACGTCGCCAGCCTTAACCGTTGCGCTAGCGCCTGCGCCGGTAATAGCAATGGTGGTTGCACCTTCGCTAGTAACAGCCGCAGAAGTTGTGCCGCCGGTAGCCGTACGTGAGCCGGTCGTGAACTGCTTGATCGACTGAGACATGTTGATCTCATCAAAGCCAAGTACGCCCATGCCCATCATGCCGTTTCTAAACTGCTTGCTGATCGTATCGGTAGGGTTAAACAAACCTTTCATACCCTCAACTAAACCAGCGTTAGCAGCGGGATTAACCGTAGCGTAACGGGGCGACATCACAGCAGCGTTCTCGTTCAATTTCTGCTGAGCTTGCAACAGAACCAACGATGTGCCAGGCGTTGTGCCAGGCGTACCAACCGTGTTGCCAACATACAGATACGAATTAGCAACGTCTGCATCGATGCTTGATGCAAGTTGGCTAATACGCGGCTTAAGAACGCGCTCTGCAAAGTCATCCAACTGCAAGGTCAACTCAGCAGAAGTAAAGTTAACGCCGATGTGCTTTTGTGAAGCAACAGTCAATGTGGTGAATTGCTCGTTATCTGACTGAACTTGCAGAGCAGCTCCATCAGTAACAAGTGCGCGATCCGGTAAACGGATACGCAAGGTTGAACCAATCTTAGCACCTTCGACAGCAAAGCTATCGTCGTACTGACGGTTTACGTTGCGAGTCAAGACAAGATTATTCTCAAGGATTTCAAGTGCCTTGCGAGTAATCATGTCAATGGTTAATAAACTATTTGCCATGACAATTCCTTATAAAAAATTAGCGGATACGGTTTTGAGCTTCCCATTTCTTTATCTGCCGTTGACGCTCGGCTTCAATCCACTCTGACGTTGACATCTCTTTAATCGAACGTGGGTCAGTCGTGTCTAAAACTCTTGCGTTGCCACCCCGTGGGGTAACCGGCTGAATCGGCGCTGGGGCGCTCGATGATTTCTTAACAGGAGGATTTTCGCTTAATTTAGCTTCAATCTTCCCAATCTCTTTGGCCTGCAAAAAAGGCGACAACTTGGCAATACGATCAGCTTCTTTCGGGTTAGAACCAAGGTAATACGCTACCTCAGGGCCAATGTCAGACGCTTGAATCGTTTCGGCCATCACTGTTGTGATTGGAAGACGCGGGTTGTACGCAACTTGCTCAAAATCTTCGTACTTAGTCCGTGCTTCTTCTTCGCGCTCGTGATAGACCTCAAGAATTTCAGCCCGCTGTCTTTCTGCATCACGTCGTGCAAGTAATTCTACGGCTTTTCTTTCGGCTAACGCTTCCGCGTATTCCTCAGTTGTCGCAAAATTATCTTGAGTTAATGATTCATCTAACGGCGTTACGGAAGTAGACCCCCGCAGCTTTTGTTCCCGTTCCCATTTACGCTGCTCTCTCGCAAGGCGTTTGCTGATCATTGCATCAAGTTCAGCCTGGGTAAATCGCTTTTCCTCAGTCTGCTCTGGTGCTTGTTCAGCGATTTCCGGCGCAATCTGTGCATTCTCCGTGGTGGCCGTCACCTCGGGTGCTGGCGCGGTTTCAACTTCCGCTAAGTTTTCTTGAATTTGTTCAGTCATACATTCAACTCGTTAGAGTCTCGGTCTAGTGGGCCGATACATTGATAACCTATATTATCTTACAAACACTATTGTGGCAATATTACTTGTACCCAACTTGTTGTTGCCTCATCCCATGTATACATTCCATCTGTAGGCATCGCTACAGGCGCTTCCCACTGAGCATTGGCATTTAACAGCCATGAAGGAAAAGGTTTAGGCGGCACAAAGGCATCAATATCTGCTCGGTAGGTGTAACCAATTCCTGCGTAGTTTTTACGCATGTTGCCGTTGTAAGAGGTCTGCTTCCATGTTCCACCGAGAATCTTCTCAAGGTGAGCAGCACCGATGTGTTCTTTTTCCACACCAAACGCATCAGCGGTATCTTTGTTGTCTACCACAACAACCTGCGTGACGATGTTGTTTTGATCAATCTTTGCGAAATGAGCCATTACGCCTCCAACTTGAGTCCGGTTAAATCCATTTCTTCCCCGACAACTCCTACGGGAAAGGTGTTAAACGATAGTGATATTCTTGTGTCCTCGCCTTTGACTTCAGGAACCATGTGCGTCAGCGACGAAGGAAAGAGAATCAATTTGCCGACATGAGCCTCATACCACCAGCTCTCCGAGTTATACGGATTCCACTGTTCCGGCGGGAATTTGATCTGCTGCCAGCCATCTTTGTAAAAGTAAATCCGATCATCAGGGTTGGTCTGCACATAAAACACACCTGAGATGTAACTATTGGGATGCGCGTGTTTGTGGTGAAACTGGCCGGGGTTTGAGTAGTTGCACCAGCTTTGTGTCACACGCAGTGTTACATTGTGCTTAGGATTGACTGTGGACTTGAAGTATTCGCTGACAGCATCCTCAATAAACGAACGTAGGTTTGTCAGCACAGGGCTACGAAGTACGAAGTTATCAATGCTTGTTGTGTTTCCCTGATTCGGTCTTGTCTGCAACTCACGGATGAAGAACAACTCCTCATCTGACAAGGGACGACCTAACTCAGCAAAGCCTACAGGTGTCGGAAACAGATTATGCAATTGCATCTTCGATTTCCTTTTGCTTGATGCCCATTTCCTCTAACTGTTCAGGAAGCCAGATCGTAGGGATTGAATCTTCAAACTCCTTGATCTTGTCTATCACCCAATAGACTTCCTCAATAGAAGGACAAGGCCTCGGATCATCCCAGCGTGTAAAGACGTTGTTAGAGATTTCCCACTTCGCACCCGGACGAAGCAGGTGCATTGCTGTGTCGATACCCAGAAATTTATAAACTTTTGTAGTCATGTTATTGATTGATTTTGATGATTACGATACCCGAGCCGCCAGCAGCGCCAGCTCCAGCAGCACCGCCACCACCCCCGCCACCAGTATTAGAAGAGCCAGCTACCGCTGGCGCAGATGGGTAAAGCCCACCGGCGCCGCCGCCACCTGTCCCACCGCTTGATTGTGGGCCAACGGACCGACCACCACCGCCACCGCCAGCGTAGGTAACTGATCCACCGGACAAACTTGAAGCTGTTCCATCCCCACCTTCGCTTTGACCGTCTGTGTTTCCTGCTTCACCAGCACCTCCACCGCCACCACCTTGTAGGCCACCGCCTCTAGTGCCGCCACCGCCGTTATTACCTTGACGAGCGCTAATTCCTGTTCCGCTCAAGGCCCCAGTAATTGTCGTGCTTGATACCGTCTGACTTGCGCTTACGGTATAAGTTCCTGCGCCTCCGGTGCCAGTACCATAGGCCGTGATCGTTGTGCCAGCGGTAACGCCGGTACCAGTAAGAATCATGCCGACAAGGAACGTATTGGTTACAGTTCCACCAACAGTTAAAGTTGTTCCTGATATAGAAGAGGCTGTTCCAGATGCAGAAGGATTCCCTGAACCGCCGGGACCGTCAATAGCACCTCCGCCTCCTGAACCGCCGTCTAGCCCTGTGTCTAACGGATCACTACCGCCACCCCCGCCGCCAGTTGAAGTAATTGTGCTAAATACGCTATCGATTCCGTTACTGCCTCTGTTGGGGTAAACACCACCTGCACCGCCGCCTCCAACAGTAATTACATAATCCGTTCCTGCGGTAACGGAAAACCCTGAAGCTGTTCTATAACCGCCAGCACCGCCTCCACCTGCCCAATCTGCCCCACCACCCCCACCACCCCCTACCACAAGGTAGTCAACAGAGGTCACACCCGTAGGACATTTCCACGTCGTCGTGCCTTTAAACACAAAGACGGTTTGGCTAGCCACGGTGTACTTGAGGATGACGATACCGGAGCCGCCTGCGCCTCCTGAAGGTTCGCCAGTACTATAAAACCCTGCTCCACCACCCCCGCCGCTAAAGGCTGTTCCTGCCGTTCCCGGATTGTTTCCACCTGATGCGCCTGCCGGACCGCCGCCGCCATAACCACCTGTTCCGGGTGTACCACCATCAGTGCCACCTCCACCGCCGCCGGAAAAGTATCCGGTAGCTGGAGAACCTCCGGGGCCAGCGCCACCGTAAGAGCTTGCAAAAGACGGGCCTTGCGATCCATTTCCACCATTACCCGCTGCGCTAGGCCCAGCAGCCGTTCCTGACCCACCTGCACCGCCGCCTCCACCGCCTCTGCCGGTTCCTGATAAAGGCCCGTCTCCTCCAGAGCTTCCTTGTGTTGCATTAGAATCTGGCGGCGATGATGAAGCGGGTGTATTCCCCGGCCCTCCGGTATTAGTCCCCGGACTTCCGTTTCCTAAACCACCACCACCGCCAGAACCGCCTGATAAACCCGAACCTAACCCAGCGCCTGCGCTTTCTCTACAACCACCACCCCCGCCTTTTGTTGCGGTAATTGTTGCAAATACTGAATCGTTTCCAGAACTTCCCCTGCTAGCGCTTGAAGAAGTGCTAGCGCCACCACTACCAACTGTAATTGCGTAATTACCATTTCCATCACCACCCGTAGTAGAAACGGCAAATCCAGTGCCAGTTCTATAACCACCCGCACCGCCACCGCCAAATCTGTTACTAGCTCCACCGCCACCAGCAACTACCAAATAATCAACACTCGTCACCCCAGTAGGGCATGTCCACGTTGAATTACCCGTAAAGGTTTGGATGATGGTGTAGCCACCAGCACCGCCTCCACCAAACGTGGAGCCAAGCAAAGAAAGAAGAATGCCTGTCATGATACGTTTCCAGATACAACGCAAGCTGTTGCGCTATAGAACAAAACCGTTGCCACACCTCGTGTAGCAAGCGTC